TGCTGAGCTGATTTAACTTGGCTGTTATACGTGGTCTGAGGGATATTAGTACCGCCATAGAAGCCACCAGCTTGCGAGAATACAAACTTATCGGTGCTATATCCGAATGTCCCACTATTACCGTTGTATTTAGACCAATCAACCCCTTGGTCACGGCTAGTTGAAGCCTGACTGGTAACATTGACCATTAAAAAGGCCATAAAAATGGCGCCCACCGTTAAGATGAGTGCCTTTAACTTGTGCTTATTCAATTGTCTACCTCCTACTTTAATATGTCTTCCGGCGCAGGCGTCCGATTTACCTCTTGCTACTGTGCTTGATCCGCTGCTGTCTTATCTGCTGCTGCCTGTGCGGCCTTGTAGGCTGTAATTGCATCGGATACCTGAGTAACCTGAGCTTGGGTAATCAGTGATTTTACTAGATAATTGCCAGCGTACACAGTTGCTAAGTCCGATGGAATCAACCCGTTGTTAACACTGCTAATTAATCCTTCTGTTAAAAATTCGCTTAAATCAAAACTCATGACAAAGCCCCCCCTAGCGCTACAATAGCTGCTTTTATTTTTGCGTAATCCGATTGCGTCAAAATTTCTGATGGATTAGGGCACCAATCAGTTGCTTTGCTACCTTTTTCCAGCTTAAATCCCTTGTAGGAAACTGCGCTATTGCCTGTTTGTTGACTAGTGAAAGCTACCCAAACATTACCAGATTTGTTTACGTCTTCTGGCGTCAAAGTTATTGTTAATGTAGAAATTCCTTTGCTACCAGCAGCGATAGTTGTCCCAAAAATATTACCGGTAGCAGTATTCGTGCAAATAGCTACATCATGTTCAGATGGTTCTAAATAACAGCTTATAGTATAAGTTTTATTTGCTTTTAGTGTTCCCACTGTAGAATGCCCCGATGATTCAACGGCCCAACCAGTAGCGTTCGGGATAGTTGTAAGAACATTACTTGTTCCTGTTAGCAGATTAGTTCCTACAGCACTGTTATCAGCCTGCGTTTGCAAACTCTGGAATGCAGGTGCATTAATTAACCCATCGTTATCAACAGTCCCTGTATCACCTTTGATTCCTTGAGAACCACTTAAGTCGGCAATATACGCGAAGCTTGTGCCATTCCACACGTAAAGCTTGCCATTATCTGGGTCGTTGACGTCACTGGCAATCATGGTGAAATCACCATCAGAGAAGCCATCACCGTTCATTTGAGCAATTGACGGAAACGTCTTTACGATCCGGAAGCCTTTCCCTGGATCGCCTTTATTGCCCTTCAGACCATTGGAAACAGCATCTGAAACTTCTTTTTTTAGCTGCTGGCTGAGGTCACTGAAATGCTGAATGAAATCATCAACCGTGATGCTGCTGACGATGCCCCCAGAAATACCAGTGACGTTTTCGTTGATTTGAAGTGCCAAAAATCCATCGCTAGGATAGATTGCCGTGCCGCCATTTACGGTGTCCCACAGCTCAAGCAGATAGTTTCCGACTGGCAATTGATTCAATTGCCCGCTAGTGATGGTAGCATGATTGTCCGTGATACTGGCACTTAGTCCCAGCAAATATCCGGAATCGTTCTTGATTCTGACTTTTGCATCTGTTGTTAGGGTTGCTGCGCTGTCATCATCGAACGCGCTCAAATTTATTTCAGTTGTGGTATCGGCAAATTTAAACTGTTTATCACCGTTACCAAGATATAGTTTTCTCATAAATAATCATCTCCTCCTAAAGACTTACGGCATATTTCAAAGTTGCATATAATACGTCAGCGCAGCGCTTAAATCCTGCATCTGATGGGTGAACGCCGTTAGTTCCAACCAACTCTGTTTGCTTACCATCTGGGCTAATCACGCGTTCTTCATATTGCATATCCCAGTACGGGTCAACGTTTAGGTAGATTGGGTTTAAGAAATAGCCTTCGCTTTCACGGTTACCATACTTCGTGATTAAGGCGTTGATTAACTTAAGGATTTTGTCTTTTAATCCGAAATTAAAGTCCCACATATTTTTGAATTTCTCCGGCAAATTAGTTAATCCAATAATGATTTTAATGTTTGGATCTACCCCGTGAATGCTGTCAATCATAAATTGATAGTTGGCGAGCGTGGTTGCCAACGGAACTTCCTGCCAGCTATCATTGATTCCCATATCAATGAAGACATAGTCGGGCTTTTCAAGCTTGTTATTGACAATATAATAGTCAAAGTCGAACTGCTTAGACGTTGGATTATAGAAACTGTTAGTGATGTTTAAAGCAGTCGCATCATGCATATAGTTTTCAGTTGTCCAACCGCTACGGCCCTCATGTAGTCGTAGTGCAGTTCCCCGCGTGCCGATCCCCGTTACATGCAATGCGTCAGCGTCCATCAAATCATAGAACCCATTGACGAGTCCGGCCATTTCGGTGGTCGATTCGCCTAATAGCATGACCTTAACATTCTTACCGCTGCCAGCATTAGCCGGGACTTTAACGAAGTTCAATGGTGCCATTAAGGCTGGATATTGACCACGATAATACTGTACATACTGAGTATTATTAGTCGAAGCAGCTGTCGGTGTCACATGATAGCCCCCTGCGTAAATGGCGTCGGCCGTCCCCGGAATAATCATCTTCTCAGCCTTGTAATAATCGCCATTCTGGAAGATGTTATCTAGGAACACTCTGGTTTCATGCCCTTCGACCATTGGAATCTTAGGCGGGACGATTAACGCTTTGCCATCATCAGGAGCCATTTGTACTTCGTCATTCCATACAAAGTCGGTCATCAAGAAACTAACATTGGTGCTTTGAGCACAACGGACAACGATAACCGTTCGGGCTACATTGGTATCAGACACTTGTGGCACTGTCACCGTGATGCGATGGTTGACAAATGGTGTAATTGAAATTCGCTGTAACGTTCTAAGATTGAGCCAATTGCCATCACTGTCTTGGTCAAGTGCTTCAACTAAGTAATCATGACCTACCAAATCATTGATGGAAAAAGCAAATTGTTGATTAAAGTTGCGCAAATGGATTAAGCCCAATTTTTCCTGCTGGTCATAATCAATAACATAATTAACCCCGATTGCTGGGGATCCATCACTGTCGGACATAACTTGTAACCAGCGCCGGCCATTATAGTCCGTCACATTTAATTTTGAATGGTCAGTATTTGGTGTAAAAGGAAATACCGTATCATCACTTAAACTGGCATTCTGTAATAGGTTATTTTGAGTTGGTTCAGTGGTAGCATGTTCGGCCATGTGAATGTCAGTAATTGCAAAAGTCACTGGCTGGGTTTCCAAAGAACGTACAACTACATCAATTGATACTGCCGCGGGATTAGCTGTGCTAGGTACTAAACAAGTTTGTTCACTTAACCGCCAAGGCTGGACCGTGAATGGGTGGCCGTGTTCTTCCACTACCTTTCCAGTAGCGTCTTTTGCTAAGGTATGAATCTCAAAAATACCGCCGGCATCGGAACGAATTTGCAGGCTAATGTCTTGAGGGACGGCCATAATATGATTATCTGATTTGACACTCGGCAAGGTCATGAAAGCGCCCGTTGAAACATCTCCGGTGGCGTCACTAATTTGTAGCCAGCTCTTACCATTTTGCTTCATAATACTTAGTTGGCTGTGATCCGTGTTAGGTTGCCAAGGGCCAGTTGTGCCGTTCCAAAAATTACTATTTTTAATCGTGTTTTGATAATCACCAACGCGATCTAATAAGTCATCATCAATTTGCGCTGGTAATTCAGTCAGTTTGAAGTTAGTAATGTCAAAATCAACTGGGGCATCACTAGTGGAACGAATAATCACATCCATGGTAACCGCATCAGTTGTATTGACCGGAGCCAAGTTAACTACTTGAACCTGAGTTGCACGCCAGGGGATCACTTGAATTACCTTAAGCGACTGTTCCGCCAAAATACCACCATTTTCAGCATGATAAATTGCGTGCAATTCAAAGGTGCCACCAGCATCACAACGGATTTTAAAAGCAATGTTCTGCATCAACCCAGCTAAATGCTGTGTGTCGTCAGTCATTTTTAAAGTTGTGAATGCCCCTGTCGAAGGGCTCGTCTTAGTACTGCTGATTCCTAGCCAATGTTCATGGTTGAGTTCGAACACCTTCAAATTACTGTTGGCCGTATTAGGTATCCAGGGGTCAACATTTCCAGTTGAAAAATCACTGTTTCTGATAACAGAAGAATTGATGTTTTCATCATACGCAAGAATTGTCGCAAGACTGACATCATTTAATGCTTGCTCAATTACTTTGAAATCACCAACAAGCTGGGTTCTAAAATTATCATCTAAATAAGTCGATAATTGGTCAGTTACTAGTTGTACCGCCATCCATAATTCCCTCTTTCGTAATTATTAATTTTCCATCGTCACCAATCGAAACTAGAAAAGTAGTCCCGTTAGGAGATTGCATTTTGATTTGTTTTGGAATTAATCCATCATGCCAAGTCTCAATGTCAGATTTTAACAAGTTGAAAAATTCGGCTGGACTGGCTGTAATTGCTTTAGTGACGCCTACGTCAAAATCTTTTACGGCTTGACTATGGGTAACAGGATAGAACGATACCTTGTCGGTTCCTGCGATTGGTCTAATGTCAATCATCAACTTCACCTACCTTATCCAGTGCCATAATGCTTGCAGCAGCACCAGCAGCCAATTGGTTGCTTTCATTTTTGATTTGCTTAATAATTTGAGCGTCTCGGCTGCGGTTAGCTTGCAAACGTGCTGTAATCATTGCTGGGTCGTCTTTAAGGTTGCCAAACGTTACAGTTGAGATAGTATGCGTGCTTTGCAAATGTAGCGTCTTAGCTGCAATCCGTGTCTTCACGTCAATTCCGTTTCTAGTTCGCAAGTAGCCATAGTTGCCAATGGCAGCATCATTTGTAGCTCCAATCGGTGAAGCTGCCTGAAAAGTATTCAGGTTGGCCGTGTACTGCACTTTAGGATAATCTTGTAACTTTCCCGGCAATACCTTTTTCAACTCATCTTCGCTCGTGATACTATCTGACTGGTAGTCCTCGGCTGAAATTTCACCGTAAAGCTTAGCATTCGGGCTGACATAGTCATAACTGCAGCTCGGATTGTCTTTGTCGTCATGCTTGCCTTCACCATGAATCTTGGTTGTAATCGTTGTGTAGTCGTTAGTTTCAGCAACCGAATTGACATCATCTCCGTCCACGAATACAAACGCGTCCTGTTTACCAATCGTCTTATAAATGTCAATATGATAGTTATCATTTGACCATTCAAAGCCAAAATCAGTTACTACTGCGTTTAAGAACAAGTCTAAGCAGCGCCCTTTACCGAATCCTTCATCGCCAAAATCATGGTCACTGATTGTATCATGGATTGTGTACGTGAACTTGGTGCCATTGGTGATCAAATCCATGCAAGCTTTGAGCGTCTGTTTGCCTTTAATCGTGCTGCGGATATAACTATCATTCAAATCCTGAATGACGCTTAAGCAAGTTACCGTACGGCTATAATACTCACCTGCCGTACTGCCATCGTTTTCAGATACCCGAAATAGCATACCCGTTCCAGGTTCTTGAATTAAAGCTCGTGGTGACAACATGTTATAGCCTGTCATATTGCTGTTCTCATTCCATGTCGTGAAGTCCAGCTGATCAACTTGTCCGAGTTGCAAAGTTAATTGCAAATCGGTTACTTTGAGCGCCTCTGACGCGCCTGTATAATCCGTTATGATAAGCATGTCAAAAGCCCCCTAATAATAGAAATGTGTTTTAAAGCTGATTGTAAAGTCATTCGTGCCACCGACTGTCAGCTTGTTATCTCCCGGCGCAAAATCCAGATAACCGTGATTTGATTTGCTAAACACTGACGAGCTGCCAACGACCATCTTCAAGCCATAAATTTGCAACGGGTTGCCCTTGGTTAGCGGCATCGTGACCGTTAGACTTTGGCCGGTCGTCTGATTGTTGATTGTCACCGCCGTGCTGGCAGTACAATCTAGCGTAATCAGCACTGGGTGTTCTTCTGCCCGCAATGGTATTGTGCTGCCATTCCAAATCGTGAAGTCGGTTTGATTAGTGAACTCATACTTTGGTACTGACGTTAAACTGGCACTCATACCGAATCCGCTCAAGAACCCTTTATCAAGGCTTGTCAGCACGGTTTCAGCGGCACCATCAATACATATCAGGTTGACCGTAATCGCTTGTGTTCCCCAGTAATTGTTCTGCCTAGCGTACGTGTAGCTTTCTGGAACCACCTTCCAGCGCAAGTACGAAATACGCTGGTTAATGATGTAAAAAGGCTCATAGCCTGCAAACACCTTAAGCACACGCATTCGTTTTAATTCATAATCATAGTTGTCCGCCGCATTCACTTTGAACACTAACGGGATTGTGGTTTGCTGCATCTGCGTGTCAGTCAGAACCGTGCTGTACTCGCTCATCTGAGTAAACGTGTGTTGATAGTTCGACCCGGGCGGATCAAAACTAATCACATGAATACCTAGTTTATCCAGATCATAGATCGTGCCATCCATCTTTTGAATCACAATTGAACTCACTAGTGCAAACCTCCTCTTTTCGCCTGAACCGTAATATCACGTTGCTGCATAAGCTTAGCCTTAGGATAAACCGCTTGTGCGAGAACTCCGCTATCTAATGGCACAGTAATCGTCACATCGCCACTGATTGTTTGGCTGCCGACAAATTGGCCTTCTGCCTGTGCCACGCCACGTGATGCAAAGCTTGGCGCTGTACGTTGAATGCCTGCTTTAGCAGCTCCGACTACTCGCATAGCCTTAGCTATTAAGCCATTAGGCGCTTTAGCAGCTCGTGCTCGTGCCGCCTCAACAATCAAGCTATCAGCACTGTCACGCTCTGGATTAACTACGTATTCTGGGTTATTTTCAGCCAACCATGCTAGTTGTTTCTTCATAACACGGCCGCCTGAATCGTAACCCATTGGACCACTCACGGTAGCAAACGCACTAGGTCCTGAACCATATTTAGCCTTCATGTAGTGAATACCAGCTAACAAGTCGTCATACCCGTTTAGTGGATTGTTGTGACCCCTGAACTTATACGCATCAAATGTTGGCCGAATAGTCTGAACTAGCCCCATTGATGGCATACCCATTCTAGCGTTAGGATCCCAAGTGTTAATTACCGATGGATCCCCGTTTGATTCACGCCTGATAACTTTCATCCAAGCAGCCACTTGACTGTCGGTAGCAGCGAACCCGTTGGCCTTTAATGCGCGGGCAACATATGGCCGCCAGCGATTAACTGAATGTCCGGACGGGTTACCCGCACTAGCACCATAAGTCATCGGGTTATAGCTTTTACCGCCCAGACCAGCACGCAACTCATAATGGACGTGAGGTCCGCTTGATTGGCCTTCACTACCGACCCATGCAATAATTTGGCCGGCTTTGACATGCTGACCAGTCTTAACTTTCATTCGTTTCATGTGTCCGTAAATCGTATCTACGGACGCACCAGACGGCTTGATAACAACCCAGTTACCGAACCCACTAGCTGGGCCTGCCTGTACGACAGTACCACCATATTGGGCGGGAATTGGCGTACCTAGTGGCGCCGCAAAGTCGATACCTTTATGGAAGCCACCTGCACGTGGGCCATATCCCGAAGATTCCTTAAATGGTGAACCAAAATGTGGTGCTAATGAACCAGCACCATCTTCAGATGTGTCGGAGAACTGATCAAAGAACCCTTGCACATACTTGATTGCATTATCAATCAAAGAATCCTTAGCCCCACTCGCGATCGCACCAAACGCAGTGGTATTATCGCTGAACGTCTTTGCAAGTTTACTAATACCAGTCGCATCGGCAATCTTATTGACTACGCCACTAGCGCCTTCGCTAACAAGATCAATAGCGCCCTCAGCACCTTTCTTTAAAGCGCTAAACGTGCTGGTTAGCCAGCCAGGCAATCCGAACTTATACCCAGGCAATCCTTTAGCCATCTGAGCAAACTCAACAGACATACCATGCGGCAAAATAGACGCACCCGCTGGAATGTTACGAATTTCAGGACCATCAACACCAATTGGCATAATTGAGCCATTCGACGTTCCCATGTATTCGAATCCTTCTTCACCAACGAGCGCCGTATGTTCACCCATGGAACCGTTCAGACCAGCAGCGTGCTTTTTCCAAGTGGGAATATTGCCCCATTTCTTGTTCAAAGCATGTAACACGCCATTGATACCGCCAATCATGCCATTCCACATACCTCGCATATTATCAATGAACTCATTCCACGATCCCTTAACATCACCGGTTTCAGTATCTACCGCACCCTTATGCTCTCCAGCCTGTTTAGTCGCTTCGTTAACGACCTTAGTGTGCGTTTCCTCAGCCTTTTTAACCGTATGTTTCTTTTGAGTGTCTGCAGCGTCGATTGCGTTATCTCTTTGGGTTCTTGCATTTTTAATAACTTCATCGTACTGTTTTCGACTCATAGTGCCGTTCTCGTAACGCTCTTTATCGGCCGCCGCAACTGTCTTTTTGTATTGTTCGTTCGCTTTATCAACTCGATTGTCGCGTTGCTTTTCGGCGTTCTTGATAGTTTGATCACGCTCTTTAGCTGAATCCTTGATAGCTTCGGTCATTTGTTGCTTTGAAAGCTTGCCCTTGTGATCTTTCAGATTTTCAAGAATATCCAACTGTTTACCAGACGATATCTTAGTCGCCTTCGTCACTGAATCATTCATTTTGGATTCATCTTTAGACAACGACTTTAGATATTTTTTTCGAGCAGCATTAATATTCGCATCATATTGCTCCTCAATTACTTTACGATCGGATTGATAAGCTTTGTTATTCTTGCCATCAGCCTTTCTCGCCGCAGCCAAAGCTTTATTCTTTTGCTTTTCAGCTTTGGAAATAGCTGAGTAATACCCGTCTGAATCTCGCTTCATCTGCGCAATGTTAGCCTTTTTAGCTTCTGATTGTTTTTTATCATTAGCTTTGCTCTTCTTGAGCATTGAATCTGCTTCACTCTGAAACAAAACACCATTTCTTACTAATAATTTATAATCATCTTTGGATGATTTCTGCTTATTTCTATAATACTTATCCACTGACTTTCCCATTTGCCCATAAATGGTATCAGTAGTTTGTTTAGCCAAATCAAGATTTTTAGTATTAACCTTGAACTTAATAGTTGCTTCACGATTCAGTGTTTTTGAAAGCTCGGTGTATTCTTTTGAAAACTGCTTATCATTGAATGACGGCTTAAAACCACTGTTGAAATGGTCTGACATTTTGTGAGATATGTCGGTCGCTACATCAGACATCTTCCCTGTTAATTTTGGGAAGGTTTTTGATACGCCTTTTTGTATATCTTCACCAAAAGTTTGACCAAGCTTGCTACCTGCTAATCCACCGATTACACCACCAACGGCAGTACCAACGACCGGCATAACCGCAGATCCGGCAGCAGCACCCGCAGCAGCGCCACCGACCGAACCAGCGAACCCACCTAAATGCTTACCTAACGTTGCTTTAGTCGTGCCAAACAACTCTGGAATTGACGCAGCAATACTCATATATGGAACAGCTTTAGTAAGCCCACGAGCAGCCATCATGGCTTTGCCACCGCCCAGACCACTAGCCGCTTCAAGTTCTGTGGTTGAGGTAGCACCACCCTTAGCGAATAGTCGTCCGAGAGCCTCAGAACCGCCAGCCGTAGCAGCAGTTCCACCGGCTTCTTTAGCGACTGTCTGAGTAACGGCCTTACCACCCGCACCAGTAACGCCACTACCACCACCGAACAAATCAACTATCTTAGACACGGCAGCTGTTTCGACCAGTGCTTTCCGCACATTAGCCAGCATGCCAATAAACTCGATACCTTTTTTGAGCGCAAACATCGCAATAAATGCTTTGGTCAAGTTCTCGATCAACTCTTGGTTCTTGGATAAGTTCTTTAAAGCATCATCAATCTTGTCTAGTGGATCTTTAGAATCTTGAGCCTTTTTGCCCACTAACCCAAACATTTTGGCAATATCATATACAATATCGCTGAATGTCTTCCAGACAGTTTTACCGATAATGCCTAGTATCTTACCAAGATTTCCAATAATGTCGACAATTGTATCTTTGTGCCCATCAATATACTTGATGAGTGCTACTAAACCACTAGTGACAGTCGAAATAGCGCCAGAGATTAGTTTGGCATACTTCTTCATCATGTCGTCAGACAGCAGTTCACGTAGGTCCTTGGCTACACCTTTAGTCATAGTGAAAGAACTAGACATAATGTTGCCAGTCAAGACGGACCATCGAGACTTGATATACATGCTCATGCCTTGGAACGACGTCATCGCTTCCGCGGTACCATCTTTGTACTTTTTACCCAGATAATCTAGCGCTTCTGTGAATTGAGTAGCCGTTAGCTTACCAGCAGCTGACATCGCATATAATTGCTTCATCGACTTGCCGGTCGCCTTTTGCAAGGCTTCACCAAACATAGGGAAGCGGTTAATCATGACTGACATGTCTTCGGCGCTCGCCTTGCCACCGGCAACAATCTTGGCAAACTGTTCACCCGATTCAGCCAGGGCATCGTTACTCATGTGTAATGTCGAACCTAAGGCAACGAATGAATCCGTCCAGCGCTTAGTTTCTTCAACATTAGAATGAACGTGATAGAAACTCTGCGACATACGGTTGATCGTGTCTGCGGCGTAAATCGAATGTTGTGACAACTGATTGATATAATCGACCAGTTCCTTGCCATCTTTAGGTGCTTCGGTTGTCAATGCTGTCCAGACGGTCTTCATTGTATCTTGCTCACGGTTGTATTCCATACCAGCTTTAGCAGCATCTTTTAACCCAGTCACTAGGCCTTGAACACCAGCCTGAATCGCGCCACCAAGAAATGTTCCCACAACAATCTCTTTGAGGTGTGAGAAACTATGCTCGGTTGATTCCGACTGCTTCTTCAAAGCAGTTAAATCATCAGAAGCTTGTTTCTTATCTACTTTTAATTTTGTAGACTTTTTTTCAGGAATTCGACTGATTTCTTTTTTCCAGTCTATAACCTCGCCACGTTCCGACTTAGCTTTCAAACGTGTTAACTGATTTCTAGGAATCTGGTTGAGCATTTTTCTAAAGTTTTTTACGCCTGCTTCTTTCGCATTAGCTTCCAACTTAGTAATGACTGGGGAATCAAATTCATTCTTAATTTTCTTCTTAGTTTTTCTAGCTTTACGTTGAACTTTATCAGAGTTCTTAGCAAAGGATTCGTCCATCTGATCCCCGGCATCAGATCCGAGCGTCTTCATTAAATTATTGACCCGTTCACGATCACTCATAAACGATTTGGTATTCATTAACACATCAATTGTTACTTTTCCATCTGCCATAGACTATCCCTCCTTTGCCTTCTCTGCCAGCATGCCGAATACTTGCCCCATCTGACTATCTAAGCTCGCTTGTGTGTCTTGGTCGTCCAAACGATAGTAGTCTTGTGCTTCCAATAAACTAGTAAGCTCTTCGCCTTCCAAACCGTTAGTTGACTTCTGCCGAATAGCAACAATACGCCGAAATTGAGTTGTCTCACTGAGCCCGTCCAACATTGCCTTGAACTTTTCCCAACGCAACTTACCTTGTTTCTCAATTAAGTCGATATGATAATCGGCCATAAACGATGCAAAGATAGCGTCAGCGTCTTTCTCATAACTAAAAAAGCGCTCCTGCGGTACAGGGTCGCCGTTTAAATCAACGCTAGGTTCGTCATCATGATTGCCATAAACCGTTTGTTGAACATATTTAGATATTTCAGACACAACTGAAACCATTTGGTCCGCAGTGACGTCCATGTCTTCTCCTACAAACGCATTAAACGCTAGATAAATCTTGCGAGAATCATTGATAGCATCATCGTCAAGCAAGATATACCAGCGAAGCACATTGTCGAAGCTTAAATCGACAGTCCATTCTTTACCGCCAATCGTTATTGTTGTTCCGAGCGGCTCAACTAGGCTAAGCATTCACATCACTTCTTCTTTGTAGCTTTGCGTGATTTGTAATAAGTGTCAATGTAACTATCCCGTTGTTCACGCAATTCATCGTATTCCTTGACGACCATAAAGAAGGCAGCCGCCATTCGTTCGGTACTCTTATTGGTTAGTTGATAAAGATCATCACCAGCGCCTTCGCCAAATTGATCATCGAAAAATGCACTTAGTTCGCCCCGTAGGTCTTTATAAAGCTTATTTAAGAATTGGCGTTGTTCCTTTACTGGCTTGTCATCTAATTCCGTCATCTTCTTCTGGTCATCCAACGCATGCAAATGCTTGCCAACACTCAAACGAGTGTCCGCCAGTTTCATGTTCAACTCATCATTGAAGTAAAGCTTTGCATGGCGCTTACCAAACTTGAACTCTGCAAACTCCTGTGGTCCGCCTGCTAGATTAATTGCTGTCATAATAAATTCCTCCTATTATTTGTATGTATGAGGGCAAAGCCCTCGTTAGCTAGGCATGGGTGCCAGTCCCTGCAGCGCTAGTCGTCTCATCTTCATCAAATTCAACCGTCTTACCGCTCTTGTCAGTCATGATTGGCTTACCATTGAAGCTCATAGTGAAGCTGAATGTTTGCTTAGCGTTAGCATTACCACCCATTGGAACAATAGCGGTTAATGTAACACTTGAGACAATCACATTACCATTGGTATCAGTCCAACGTCCCAATGTCTTCAGATTCTGACCAATAGCCAAGAATTTGCTTGCAACATAATCTTGCGCAGCATCGCCAATTACTCGATGACCACTGAAAGCTAACGTGATACGCTTACCAGTCACATCAGTGTCTGTGAATCCTGCCCCGTCATAGTAGGCAGTGTTGTCGTCTGTTTCGTTAGCGGCTGGAGTAACACCCGAAATACCAGCTGCTAAAGGTGCGAAGGTTGCCTTCGTTACGTCTTTGGGGTCTTGACTACCCGCAGTGTCAATCTCAAAGACGTTTTTGTAGTTCATATTAAATTTTGCCATTTTGTAACTACTTCCTTCCTTAATTAAAAAACGCTATTTAGCGTCCGCAAAAGTGTTAACGATCACCGAAAAGCTAAGCTGATAGGTTGAATAACCTTGGGTATCCTGTTCGGATATACTCGGCTGCCCGTTGATCGTTAGTGATTCAAATTCAAAACTCTTGTTGCTGCTAACTAAGTCATCAGCTGTCAACACGTCCAGCGCTTGCGATACGAGCCATAGCGTTGTGTTAGCTTGTTGCTGGTTCTTAGTACGCATGCCAACTTCATAATTCATCTGCCACTGCTGATTACCTGCGTAATCTTCGTCAAGCACTCGACTACCCGGCAGTGGATAAAGTGACAGCGAATCAGCGGCCGTCAGATAGCCCAACGTGCACTTCATTGGCAAACTGGGCACTTTGTTGATACTTGCTGCTAACCGTTCCAATAAATCCATCACTTCATCCCTTCCGTAAACGCCTTAACCCAGCTATCCATAAACATTGACTTAGCTTTCAGATCCCAGCGCTTTGTAGTACCTGGGGTTGTGTAATTGTTTGGATTAACCGGGTGTCCGTTGATGATTCCGTAGAATTGTGCCTTGGCATAAGGCATTGCATACGTTATCTGACTACCATCGGCCGTAGCATGCACAGAATCACGCAAGTGACCCTGTCTCTTCGGCACGAACTGTTCCATGTCTGACATAGCTTGATTGACCAATGCGTACTGCCCTCGTTTAACGTTGTCCAAACTGGTCTGATCCATAAAACCGTCTAGGTCAACATTTACTTTCATAACCATTACAACACCTCCAATTCATAAGAATGAAGTGCATTGCTAAAAGGTTCGCGGTTATCAATAATTTTTTGAACGGTGTATTCTTCGCTCTCAAACATAAGCTTAGAACCGACGCCATTCTTGGTAATCGTTGGTAGTGGGCTACTAATCCCTGCATACAAAAAAACAACCGCGTTAGCCACGATTGTCCGATCGTTGTTGCTACCAGAGTAAATCGTCTGTGGTTGTACAACGCAATGTTCAATTGTCACTGGCTTGCCTGCCAACGGTTGACCCCATTCATCTGTTTTAGTTGGATCAGTCAGAGTGAGTATGATTGTCTGCTGACACATCCGCTTCGGTGGCTTCATCATCATCGGTAACTCACCGCCCTACACATCAACCCAATTTGAGCCAAAATCGCAACGACACCGTTAGCTAATCCGGTTTTGCCGAAGTTAGTAGCATTCACGTTAGAGTTTGCCTGTACGTGTGTTCGGCCAATCTCAATGCTGGATAAGTCCTGATTAGCAATGCCCACTGGCGTATCGGCGCCAACTTCATCGAAGTAGTCACACTGCAAGGCGACTGCTCGCTTGAACTGCTTAGCACGGAATACTTGCCATTGGCTGCCAGCCAAGTCATCAACCAGCGAATGAGCGGCGTAGTCAGCGTTATAGAAGAACTGAGTCGTAATATCAATTTGCGTTTCAGCAGCCCGTTCGTGTTGATCAAAGATTATTTCATCAGTAATCATGGTAAAACCATTCTGTTGATACTCTTTAAACGTCAAATAGGCCATCTAATCACTTCCAGTCTAGATTACTTACCAGTTGAAGATGAAGAAGTTGATGTTCCAGGCGTAGCTGCTACGTAGATAGCTGGCTTAGCGTTGTCGAACACGATAGCATCGTAGTATGACAAGCCCTTGACGGTAGTACGATAGCCAGAACGGTCAGTGTCATCAGATACGATGTCAACTGAATCGTACTTCGTAATTGGTGCAATCGCGCTCAATGGTAGCAAGAAGAAGTTAACGGCATCAGTGATAGTCAAGCCTTGAATCCGACCCTTAGCAACCGGAATAATTGGCACACTACCGTCAATTTGACCGACTTTGCGGTTAATCCCGTTGATGCTCATGTCGTTAACGGAGAACGTCTTAGACACGCCGTCAGCGTTCTTTAATGCCTTGTAGTAGCTACTTGATACAAACATCGCAAAGCCACCAGGCACTTCATTGTCCAACATGAACTGTTCCGCGTCATCATAAGCCGCTAACGCGTTCTTGCTGTCAATCGTGTCGGTAATCTTTGTGCCGGCGTTGTCGAAAATAGTTTGTGCAATGAACTTGTCTTTGTGCGGCACCGTGATCAAGCGTTGATGTTCTTCTACAAGGTTTTGTACGGTTAACGCGCCACTTTCGGACATATCCAGCTTGTCTAAATCATAACCAATCCAGTCTTCTTGCTTCAATTCGATTGGTACCTTTTCAACGTTGATGTTGTGACGAGCGTTATCACCATTACGAATGTACTTCGTAGCTTCTGCAAAGCCGTCCATCTTGTTGATGCGGACCGTGTGAACACCATCAAAATCAGCAGCCGTAATTGATTTGGCACCGCCTTGAAGTGGTTGCCATAGTTGTGATTCAGCAGCAAACTTTTTATCAATCGTAGCTAAATCTTTTTGATCTAAAACTAAAGTCATTAGTTAATTCCTCCTATTTTTCCGCAGCGCCCATTCGTGCTGCAATACGTTGTGCAAGTGACGGTTCACCACCACCAGTACTACCGCTAGGGTTACCGCCAGCAGTAATCTTCACGGCTGGTTTACCGCCATTGTCGTCGCCTTTGTCAAACAGGTAGTCGTGCGACTCCTGCAACTTCTCAATCTGTTCACCGATACCCGTTAGTTGACCATCATCGCTAAGCTTGACAGTATCCATGTCGATAAACGGCATGATAGCCTTAGCATCGCGAGCTTTAGCGTCACGCAATGCCATTTGTACAGCGTTGTCTGTCTTGACCTTAGTCAAACTGGCAGCAGCTTCACTGTCCTTCGTCTTGATGGTTTCTTGTAACGTGGCAATCTGCTTGTTGAGCTTCTCAGAGTTACCAGCTTGTTCGCCAAGCAATTTGATTTGACCATCACGATCAACCACTTGCTGCTTAACTGAATCAAGCTCCGACTTAGTATCGGCTACTTGTTGCTTAATTGGCTCAATACCAGCGTTATAAAGCTTCATCACCTCGGTCATTTGCTTATCGTCTAACCCTAATGCTTCTAAATCCTTACGTTCCATGTCAATCGCTCCTAACGTTATTTATTACGCGGTAACGGCCGCGCGAATTGATTGCATAAGTAATGAGCAGTTTAATGACGTACTCAGGTCAAATTACTTAAACTAATACACCCGATCTTCATATCCTTCTGGGATTTCAACTGGATCATTATTTTTGATACGTGTTTCGATAAATGCGGCCAAATTCTTCGCACCACTGATCGAAACATCATATCCATCACTACGTGTAATATCTAAATGCTCATACAGTGGGAAATCAACCTTGAAGTTATCTTCGTACCTCTGAATTGCGGCATTCATGATCAGTGCTGCCCCATCTTCCACAAATAGCATTATTTTTTCGCCTCCACCATTGTATCAATCAACGAATCGCATATTTTAGCGGCATTTGGGAATATTTCTTTAATCAGCGCCAACGAAGCTGGGTTCGCTGCCCTTGCTGAAGTATACTCGGCAAAAAATTCAGTCTCTTGCTTGCCATAATCCTTCCAATATTTTGACCCATGACCAGTGTTCCACGGATGATCAAACGCATCATAGCCCGTGCCTTCAATCATGTCAGACACATTACTATATTTCTTCATATTCTCCAAGGCTGTCGGCTTGGTATCACGAATAAATTGGCGTATCTTTTCGACACCTTCCCACGATTTGCTATCCTCTTCCATCCAAATTGCTTTTTCAGCCTTTTTACGTGGTTTCTTGCCCATCTGCATTGGAGACTTAGCTTCACCGTGATTAATGTAGTCAAATAGATCTTGCTTAATGGCTGTCCCAAGATTAATTGCTGGATTTCCACTAAGGTGAGACGCCTGTTCATCAAATTTGTACGTCTTTCCAGCTAAACGTTGCTTGATTTGGCGGCCAGTTGGTATTAACTGTTTACCAAACACATCATTCATAGATGTGCTGTCAATTGCATGCCCAATTTCATGATAAACTGTCTCCATTGGCTCACTTATTTTATTGCCTTCAAAAGCAGAATTACTTAAATGAACCGTACTAGTGCTAGCATAATTACCACCGGTTTTAGACACATTTTCAAACTCAAGGTCTTGCCCATAATTGGCATATAACTTACGAAGTTGTTCGTCTTTTAAGCTCGAAATACTGCTCTTGAATTGTTTATAGTATTCGTCACCAAAATTCTCTTTAATATTAGCCTTATCAAAAGCATTAATGATATCCGAATCTTTGACAGATGACTTGAACTCGGTTTTATTTGGTTCTTGTGTAACCGATTTAGGTTGAGTGATATTTGAACTATAAACTTGCTCCCGACTATAATCTCGATGGAGGAAGTCATGACCCTTTACTAATTCTCGTAACGATTTCTGTTGGCTACTAATCAATGATTTATAGTGAGATACGCCAACATCATCACCCAGCTTCTGCGCAGCAGCCAGCTTTTTCTTAGACTGCCGGATTGCTCGCTCATAGCCACGTTGTTTAGCTTGTATATCGCCCTTAGCAATTGCTGTTTGCGGGTCGTATTGTGGCTGGTTGTTAGTGTTAACGCCGTCAATGAACGGATATAACTCGTGACTACAATTAATGCCTTGAGTACCAGCTGGCGTGCCATAACCATGGTTGTAAATGCTATCATACTTGGCGTTATAAGTATCACTACCAGGTTCGGTAAGGTTGACAACGTGCCCTTGAATATAGGCACAGGATTTACGTGATGCAGGGTGTGAACTCATAACAGCTAAGGTCGTACCATAGTCTTGCATACGTTTTAAGCGCAAGTTATTGAACGTGCGATGTGCTGTCGTGTTGATTACCGTACGAGCATAGCCTTCAAGTGACCAATTATGGCCACCTTTATCGACTAAATTGGACTTAATGCCAGCGTCCACCCATTTATAGACGCTATCTTTTAAAGCCCTGTCGTGTGTTTTAAGGCCGACTACTGTTTCCATGGTAGTTTGCTTGATGATACCTTGATAAGCTCGCATAGCGCCATTCTCGTTGTAATTAGTGGACAGTAGCGACTGGTTAACTGTGTTGTCTAACTCTTTCCATGTTTGATTTTGTAATGAGTTAATTGTGTTACGAATTTCATCATCAACTGCGATCTTTTTATGCAATTGCTGGCTCAAAGTAGCATCAATCTCATTAACAACTTGAAACCCGTTATCATGTACGAGCTTTGTAATTGCTTGTTGCGATTCGCCAGTATACTTGGCAACCAAATCAATCACTTGCTTGTTGAGTACGCCCATCTTGGACAACTGCTCAACTTGCCATCGAAGTACATTCTGACTATCTACCGTATCGAATTTAGTTGTCTTAAGTGTTTGGATAATACGTGCGTAAATATCCTGTTCAAGCTTTGAATAGATATCAACGGCTGCATTCGCATCGTGCATCATGGATTCCTGGGTAATCATTCACCATCACCACCGCCGCCCATTGCAATTTGTGATCCCTCATAAGTGTCAGTTGGCGCTTCAGATTTAATCTTGGCTAATTCTTCCTGTGCTTCGTCCGCAGACATGCCATAGTTGCGCTGCAAGAACGTCTGCTTAGACATACCACCAGCAAGCATCGTCTTTGTGTCCTCTTCAAGCTGTTTGTCCTTGTCAACGAACACGCCATCATCAAAGTGACACTCAACATCAAGTGGTTCATTAGCTAAGTCAATATCAAATAGTGGCTTGCCATCTTCAAATAGTTCACCTTTGCTTGCCAGCTCGAAGATTGCCATACATAGCTCATCAATTGCCTTCTCAACCATAGTTAGATAGCTCGAACGCGTCTGATAGGTCATGCTATTATTGCTGACAACCTCAGTAGCTGTCTTTAACCCGTCATTTGAGTATGAGAACGTGCCGCTTGATAGCCCAATCTGCACCTCAAACTCTTTAATAAAGTGATTAATGGCATCTTTATATTGAACCGTTCGAATGGCCGTTGTCATATCTTTAATGCCGGTTGCTTGGTCATCATCACTAATCATGCCAACATATAAGTTTTGGTCCGAGTCAAAGGTTGGTTTGTGCTCGTCATCAAAGCGCAACATTTCCGGCTTGACTGCGATATGTCTTTGACCTAGTCGAATTTCCCACATAAATTGGTCATGAATATCATTAACGTCATCTAGTACGTCCTTGGCGTTATCCACAACACCCAATCCCAACGGACTTTCGATATTGATGTTGTTAGCTCCTGGCGTCTTAAAGTAGGCAAACAATGGGCTTTGTAGATTCTCAATCGTTACTTGTTCTGCTAAGTCCTTGTATACCGGCAACATTGACAATGGAACTTGATTGCCCACTAGGTCAGGGCTGTCAGACTTATATAACTCATTGGTTATCTGATAAGTGCCATCTGCTTGCCATTGATGAAACTCTAACAGCGTGTAATACTTTGTCTGGTTTCCTTCTGTGACTTGTGTTCGGCTAGCAATAGCGGCCTCGCTAATATCGTTCGTATTAGATTGTAACGGGTAGAATTGGTCAGCCCGCACCCAGGCAATCTTAATATGGTTGCCATCGATGTATGGTCGCATCGCAAAGCCACCTAATGCAATACCTTTTTCAAGTGCTTCTTCAAATTTGTTTTTGAAGTCGTTATCTAGCAGCACCTTATTTAAAAATTCATCGGCGCTATCGTTATTGTTGATATGAATGTCTGCCTTCTCATTGAAGACCACTGACGCAATTCGTCGGGCGGCCGTCTTGGTAAGGTTTAGTGTGTTCTTTGGCCGCCGTTCCAGTACGCCGAGCTGGCTCTGATAACGAACATAGCGTAACTTGTCGCTGTAATAGTCCAAGTCGGTTTGAATTCGCACATACTCATCTGGGTCAATACTGATACGAGGATCATCGGTAATCTTACTTAAACTTCCTGTTACTCCCGTGGCTGCCGCCCCCTTCCAGAATAAATCTTTAATTCGTTGAATTAGTCCCATTTAATCACCTACCACTTCAAACCCAAGTCTACTAGATTATCTAGCACCATGTACATAAATGCGTCAACACAATGGTCATCTACCTTGATAACCTTTGGCTTGTCGGTCTTTAACGTCTTTTCGTCCCATTGATACTTGCGATGTTCGTCAATAAATATCTGGTTGGCTTCGTTATCGAGGTAATAAAAACGCCCAGTGGCTAGTAAGTCCTGGACGTGATCAATCATCACTGTTTTCTCAACTTTGTGTACATGATGCCAGTGCCGGCCATACTTCTTGAAGTATTCATGGTCAATCGCATAGTCAGACGTCGCTTCATCGGCCGACCGCTTCCACGCCTTCTTGTGCCATTGCTTCTCACGACTATCCTCAAATGCGTACAGCTCGTCTGCTAGCTCGCTAGGTGGCTTCTTAACTGACTGATGAGCTGGTGAGTAGTAATAAGTATCTAGCAAGATAACGCGCTTCTTAGCCGTCAATGCTATGCACAGCTCAGTCGTGGCTGACACCTGCTGGCCGCTATCTTGACTGAAGTACAGTGACTTAATGTAGTCATCGTTTGGGAACACCTCTAACGGCTTGAACAGGCTCGGATTATAGATGTTCGTACCTAACCCAATAACTTCGCCCAGATACAACCAGCGATAGTAGTCATAATCGTTCTTCTTATACTGCTCGATTAGGTCAAGCGTTTGCTTGCTGGTAAAGCCACGCACGTCGCAGCGATAATCGCTCGTGTCAATCAGATAGTTGTCATCCTTTGACACTTTATCTATCCACTCGTTAATCCAGTCATACGGGTTCTTAGGTGGGTTATACGAGTAGAACACTTTGACCTGATCAAGCCAATCCGGTTTCTGCCGAATGAATGTCGGGTTAGCTTGGTCGAACACGTCACTAGACTTCATATTAGCAGCTTCTTCGTACCAGACAGCCACCACGTCGCCTACAATGTTTGACTTGAGTTTGTACGGGTTATCAGCGCCATAGAAGTAGAACGTGCTACCAGTTCGCTTATGTTGGATCGTGAGTGGCGATTTATAAGCGATAAACTCGTCATCCATGTCAAGCATGCTAAGTGCCCATTGGATCTGGTTGTAAACCGTGTCATGTAAGTCTGACTTGTTTGCCAGCACAGCGATGACGTTGGCTTTGTGATGCTGCATGATAGCCTTCTTGACCATCGTTACTAACTTCAAGCTGATAACGGATGACTTGAACGATCCACGACCACCGTTAGCAACGATATAAGGCTTATCGGTTGTCCATAGCCGCTTAAAGTGCGGATTAATCAAGTCGGATATTTTGATGACCTTCTTGATATTCGTATCATCAACTACCAGCGTCTTCATCTTCTATGCCTCCCACATCATCAACTATCAGTGTCTGTCCCTCATTACTTTCACCACTCCGGGCCTCTTTGGCCTTAGCCTCCGCAATATCCGCATCAGCTTTAAGCTTGCGAATCTGTTGTTCAACAAGCTTATCGTTATCCGGATAACGCTTCAGTATTTCCTTAGTAGCGCTTATCCGTGTTTTCAAGTCAGCTTCTTTGTGCTTCTCATACACACCGTCAGCAGTGCCAATATAAACCGTTTCTTTAGTTTCACCTCTAGCGATACTAGTAAGCAATTCAACGGCTTCTGTGGCGTCCATAATACGCTTGGAGGCTATCTCGGCCATTCGCTCATCGATGTATTTTTTGATGTCAGGTTTTGTCAGGTTCTCCTGCCCAACTGAGCGGGCTGAGCGTTTACTATACCCCGCTTTACGAGCCGCATCAGCAGCATTACCAGACTTGATATACTCGTCGGCGAATCTCTGCTGTTTGGGCGTTAACTTTCGTGTCATTACATACCACCACACCTCCATTAATTGGAATTAATTACATTAATACAACTTGGCTAGATCATTACTAGCAAGTGTGCTATCTAGCATATTACCTAATGGATTTACAATTTTTTCATCATTGCAGATATCGTCGAGCCCAGCCTCGTGCATCATTGCGTGTACCATTTCGTGCATGAGCGTTTGACGCTGCTTTTGTTCTGACAATTCTTTGCGAATGTAAATCGTGGCACCAGGATAATCAGTTACTCCCCAACAAGCATCACCGGAATCTTCAAGCCGCTTCTTTAAGACAACGGTATAATTAATACCACTGATTTTTACATACGCTGGTAGTTTCATGCTGCTCCCTCCGTTTCTTTTCCAAACTAAAAGCGCCATGCTGTTTAGCACGACGCTTCTTATCCTTACACCATTTATCTAAGTGGGCATCAGCCTGCACCCATTCAGGTGGCTCGTACCCGTATTTACTATGAATCATTACTGCCATGACGTCACTCCTAAATTTATGTATCAAAAAACTCCCGCCAATAAGCGAGAGCAGTTTGAAGGATTACTGAGAATACCTGAGGGAGCTAAAGCCCCCTTTCAGTATCTATATACAATACCACAGCGCACATGTTCCTGCATGCAATCTGGTGGCCAGTTTAATTGCACGTCTTATGTAGGTGCCGTCCAGTTTTCCTCACTGAACAGCAAGCAAGTAAGCATAGATTTATTGTTGATTCAAATATTCACGCACTATCATTGCGTGCCTACTTGCTTAATGTGCTTGGTAGGGATTTGCACCCTACATGATATCTTGACTTAGGGTTGCGAGCCCTATCTACGCCATCTAAATACCACTACGACCGTCATGTCTACCTATTCCACCACAAGCACGTGTTATACAGTTTTAGCCCTCATGAGTGACCATGCTGCATAACTATATCGCCGGTAGGCCTCGAACCTACATCCCATTGCGGCTTACCAATTAGCCCACAGCGATACTCGCATTCAACGGCCGACGTTAAACACGAAGACTAATACCGGCGGCAGAGAGGAGCACATCACCCCTTATAAATCCGCCGGCTACACAGATAGCTGGATTTGAACCAACATAGACGTTTTTGGAGACCGCCATCTTGCCAATTAGATCATATCTGCTTAATAGACGGGCCGTCATATCAACTTAATCAAGGAGGCAACACAAACTGTACATCTGTGCCCGTCTAACGTAGCCTGCTGGACTCGAACCAGCGACAACCTGATTAACAGTCAGGCGCTCTACCAACTGAGCTAAGGCCACAATAATAATCGATTAGAGCTATCAGAAAAACGTTTATTTGTCGCCCTAACCAATTATCGATAATACTAATTTACCACCAATTTATTGCTATGGAGTCCGGCGTGAGTTCGGAAAAAGTTCGGTTAAAGTCCGGTTTGAGTTCGGTTTTGATAAATATTAAGATCTTCTAGGTAGTAGCTCTGTGCGAACTGCAGCATTGCCAATGGCTTCCAACGGTCAAAATACTGCGTCTTGCTGTAGCCAATATCCATGTAGCACATCGTGTCGCTGTAACCTTGCAAATATAGCCGATCTAATATCTCCTGGCACTCATGATCACAGCGAGCCATGGCCTGAATAGTCTGTCGGACAATCTGTTCGGCATATAGGCGGCGTGTAATCCGATCCTCGGCCGAATTACCAGCTGGGGCCGACTTAGGCATGCCATCCATGCTAGGCGATTTTAAATCAGCGACCGAATGGCCGGACGCCCGAACTGCTTGCGGTAACTTCTTATCCAAGAACCGCCGCACCTGTTTAATTGTTTTCTCTTGGTCAATTGGTGGAAAAATTTCATCTGAAATAACTTGCTGTTCGCCCATCATGCGCCCCTCCGCTTTCGTATGCTATAATTAATTTATTCGGAATTAGTTGTAGCGCGGTCAGCATTG